TCTAAATAATTATACCTTTTACTACTTATTAAATTCATCATAATACCCCCTTAAAAGGTATTATAACTTATATTTCCATAATTTTCATCATCTAAATTCTACATATAACTTAGACTACATAATGAAGCATCTATAGATGTTGCCTTATTTATCCATAAATAACAAGTATCAGATGGTGAAGTAAATTTATATGTACATTTCTTGTAAGTAATACTGCTAACTTCGACTTGTTCTGATGATACGGTAGTTACATTAATAGATGAATGTGTTGAAAAATCACTTGTTTTATTTGTCATTAAACCTCTGCTATCTGGATAATTACTTAAAATATATGTGGTTACTGTATAAGTTTTATTTGGAACTAATTGTATATATTGTGAATGTTGCATGTTACTCTTTTCGTTAGTACTTCCCCAATTATCTATTATTCCACCATCACTAAATGTATATTGAGATAAATCGACAATTGTTGTACCTTTAACTGTTATTTTTATGTCTTTTGATATATCAGTATTAGGAATTGTAGCTGTTACAGTGGATACCCCTGATTTAGCACCTGTTATAGTACAACTCATACCATTTTGTGTTATAGTACAGTTATCATTGTTTACTGCATAGTTTATAGTTGTTATAGAAGCATCTTCAGGAACTACTGTTGCTGTAATAGTTTTTGAATCATTAACTGCTATAGTTATAGAATCATTTTCAAATACTAAAGCAGTTCTTATTTTTACATTGATAGTGGCAGTGACATTTATACCTAAAATATGAACTCTTCCATTCCAAATTAATTGTCCACCATTTTCTAGTATTGATTTTTTACTATTATTAAATCTATCCCATTTTACCCAATGCTCCGTTCTAGTTCTGTCACTCCAATTTAAATAACAATAACTAGGCATACCTTTTATAATACCTGTATTTTTGTCTAATGTATAAGCATTTGTAGTTTCTTCAATGGTAATTGGTATTTGGTTTACAAAAGTTACATCTTTATCACTTATACTGGTTGCTTTTTTATATATCTTCATATAATCAACTAAAAACTCAACATCTTCTACTGAAGAATCGTAAGAACCTCCCCAATATGACCCACTTTGACATCTATACGCTGTTAAAAAAAACATCATTGGATATTGTGGAGTATTAATATTTGTATGGCTATCTATTTCTTCTCCATCTACAAACCATTTTAATATTCCATCTTCCCATAGAAAACCTATTGTATGAAAATCTGTAGACAAATCAACATTACAAGGAGTGTTATTATTCGTTAATTGAGTGCAATTAGTATCTTTATTAGGATATAAATTGTGTGGTAATACTGTTGTATTATTTCCTAATATTTCTGTTATATCAAATTCTGCTGTTTGATTCAATGTATCTTGAACTCCCGCAGTCCACCATGCTGTATGAGAACCTCCACATTTAAAAACTTTCATTCTACATTCGTAATATCCTTCTTGTCCAATTATCCCAAAAAATGGTCTCACATCATGATTAAGGTAATCTGGCATATGCAATCCATTTTTTTGGGCAGACTGAATAGAACTTACAGCTAAATTTTTAGAACTTGTTCGTATCCCCATGTCTTTTTTTATTCTTATATGTAAAATACTATCCTCTACATATACATCACTGTATGATTCGTATGCATCTTCTACTCTACTTATCATATAATCATCTATCCAGTAATTTCTATCTATATCTGTTCCATCAAAGTCTTCGTTGTATACTAATCTATATTGTTCACCTTCAACTTCTTTATATATAGGTTTTGTTAAAAATCCGTTATTTGAACTATTATTACCGCTTATATTACCTATATTGGTAGCCATAGTTTGAAATGTATCTGTAGCTAATGTATTTACACCTTTGTCAGTAATAGCATTAGCTACTAATGTTTTCCCATTACTGACATCTTGAAAAAGTTCTGTTATAGCACCTTTTATAGTCTTATCTGTTGTAGGTAGTTCTATATCACTGCCATCTTCATTCTTTCCTATTAAGTTCGCAATATCTTTATATTGCGTATTAAGTGCTTTACCTTGTGCAGCACTCAAAGCAGCAGTAGTTGAGTCACTTTCTAGATTATTTACAACTTCTATTGTACTTCCACCTGCAGGTAATTCAGTTCCACTATCTAATTTTGTTCCATCCTCTTTTGCTAGGTATATTTTTCCACCTTCTACTATAGATTTAGCAGGCATTTTATTTACTTTGTCTACATTGTCTTTTGCTACTTTTTCAAGTTTATTTAATTTTGCACTAGAGATTACATCTCCATTTCCCCAATTAGTTTGATTGTAAGTTCCGTCACTATTATAAGTATCAATTGCATCTCCATCTAAACTAAGCATAGATACATCTGCTACAGCACTGTTAACTGTTGCTATGTCACCTTCTTCAAACAATGGTTTTAGAATATGTACTGCACCTTTTATTATTGGAAGTGATCTTATACTTTCTTGACTTTCATTAAGAAGTCTTAGTTGTAAATCATAATCTCCTAATTCAGTATCTTCATCTATTAATTGTCCCTCTATTACAAATACAACTTTACCATCGTCAGTAGCTTGTATTGGGAATTCCTTTTTCACCTCTGCATTTTTATACCACTTAACTTGTGCATAGGATGCTTTATATTTCACTAGTAAGTTACTTAAATCATCTGACTTATATCTGTATTTATTATCTACAATTTCTATTAACAATTTAATATTTCTATCATTCTTATATAGAAATATTTCTTCATCTAATTTGGCTGTATTCTTTGAAACTGTCAACTTACAATCGGTTGTGATGTAATCATTATTAGCCATTTCAAACACCTTCCTTTCAAAATAAAAAAGAGAACTAAAAATTTAATTTTAATTCTCTGCTTATTTATCTATTTTATCTGTGGATTTTAATTCTTCATTTTCTTTTTTAAGTTTATCTATTTGTTGCTTATATATTTCACATTGAGCTTGAAATAGTACTTTTTGATGATTAGCTTGTGCCAATTCTTGTTTATATATTTCAGTTATTATATTTATTGCATCCATTCAATCACCTCCTATTCTGTATAAGTTACTTTCATTGTTACACTGCCGCTACATACTGCATAACTACTAGCATTATAAGCTGATTGAATACCGAATCCTTTTATAGTACCACCTGAAAGTGCATTAAGTATAGTACTATTAGTTATAGTTAACTTTCCACTATTACCAACTGCTATACTAACACTTCCACAACTTGAACCGTATGAAGGTTTCCCACTTGGTCTACTTGCATAGTTATGAGTCTTAACTACTATAGGTACTGCTGCATGAACACCACCAGATATTCTCTTAATAGTAAGTTCAATCTTAGTGATATTTTTTTCTTTGAATCGATTGAATTGAGTACCAAAGAACCAACATCCATTACAATCTCCGTAGCCATAATCACCTTGTCTTGCAGTATTATCTTGTTTCCAGTTATTATATACAGAACTTCTATAAGTGTCCCCACTATTAGATTTTATAGTAATTACTTTTGTAGTTGATGTAGTAGGGGCTTTGTCTGGGTCTGTAGTTTGATTACCTCCAGCAAATGTTGCTTTTGCGTGTTGTATAATTTGTCCTGGTAATGTTTGAGCGGTATTTGCAGTTAAACCACCGCAGTGAGCTGCATTGGCTATTGTTATAAATGCACCACTAGTAGTTTGAAATCCGTATTCACTACATACACCGGCGGAACTCGCATCGTGTATTCTTGCACAGGCACTACCTCTGTACCCTATTTCACAGTTAACTAATGTAGTATTTTTAATATACATTGAGGCAAAGGCATCCCCGATATAACCTACAATATTACTTTGCCCATCACTGTGTTTATTATCACTACCATAAACTTTAACGCTGTATGTATTGAGTGAACTACTTTCCTGCGATATAATACTACCAGTTCTACCAGCTACTGCACAACCTGTGTCGGGGTGGACAACACCGATTTGTCCTTCTTCGGTACCTGGCCAGCCACCATATACCCATAATTTGGCACTACTCATATAGTTTCTAATGTATCCGTATAATGTGTGCCCATCTAAATAAAGTCTTATTTGTCCACTAGTATAATTTTGGAAGTCAGCATTTTCGGTTATATCCCCACGCATCCATATATTTATTCGTTTACCATTAAGAAATTTAGGTAAGGCATCTATTACTCCTCCCATTGTTTTATATACTGCACCTTCTGTTAATTCAACATCATCACTACCTGATGAAGGGTCTATTTCAATTTGTATATCGTCATCCAGTGTGCTTGGATATTGTGCATTATTTATTTTATTGGCGGTGATTGTATCAGCAGTTAATTCACCTTCAACTGAGAAACTATCTCCTACAACTTCACTACCTTTTATTTGTGCTCCAACAATATTTCCTTCACTATCTACACTAAAAGTATTACCTTGATTCCTAAAAGTACTACCTATTATAGTGGCACCTGTAATAGTTTTACCATCAATAGCACCATCAACTATCATATCTCCAGTTACTTTTACTTGTTCTGTTATTATATTTAATGCATCTTGTGTTAATGCCATTGAGCTTAAACTGGAGCCGCTTATAAACCATCCAATTTTATTCGCAGTTTGTTCTACTCTAGATACATCATTTCGAATAGTTCCTAAATCATCATTAGTTGCATAAGTATTACTTACAGTTTGTTTAAATCCATCTAACGACTGCTCAAGTGATGTTGTTTTCGTATATACTTGCTCCATAGTAGGTGCAGTATATTTAGTCTCTGTTGGATTTTCAAAGTCTAATTTAAATCTTAGCCAATACCAATATCCCTTCTCAGCAACTGGCATTGTTCCTGTCCATTCTCCTCCAGTTTGCGTTGTACTACTAGTTGATTTATACCATTGAGGTGTACTATTTACTAAAGATTGACCTTTTTCACCTGGGTTACCAGGGTCTCCTTTTCCACCTTGTTCTCCTTGTGGACCTTGAGGACCTTGCTCACCTTGTGGCCCTTGTATACCTTGAATACCTTGGTCACCTTTTTCACCTTTAATATTACCACAATCTACCCAGTCATTTTTACTAGTTGACCAAGTATATAAAGTACCATTAACAGTATAACAATCTCCAGGATTTCCTGTTGGATGAGCTTGTTTTAATGCTTCTAATGAAGGATATTTGTCTAGTATATTTACTCCCGTACCATCTTCACCTTTAGCACCTTGAATACAGACTGGAGTGCTATATGTTGTTGTTCCATTTACCTTACCATAGTTGATACGTTGCCAAATATATTTTCCTTCTTGCCATTGTGGAGTTGTTGTTGACCAACTACCCCCTTGTAGTGCAACTGCACTAGTTGATACATAATATTCAATGGAAACACTATTAAGAGTTGAACCCATTGAACTAATAGTTTGCTCATGTTTATCTACTGTATCTTTTACACTATTGAAGGCATTTTTTAGAGTAGTAGTTGTACCATCTTCCTCAATAGTAGTATCAGCTATTAATGTTTCTATTTTTCCATTAGCTACTCCTATATTAGTTGTATTAGTAGTTACTTGTGTTTGTAATTTACTCATATCTCCATTGGCAGTATCTACCTTAGTAGATAGGCTGTTAAATAATACATCTAAAGTTTGATTTTTATCATCAAATTTTATTTTACTAGATTTAAGAGTATAGCCGCTCTCATTCATAGTACTGAATAAACTTGCTATATCAAGTTTACCTGCACTAATATTGGCATTGTCTGCTACTTTAGCATTTACTATTAGTCCATCTTTTATAGCATCACTTGACTGAATGCCATTTTGATTAATAAGTTGACCTTTTCCGTCTGCTCCATATAATGTAAATGTAAAATCTCCTTTGGCATCTTTTCCTATTTGAATACGTACATTGCCTGCCTTGTCTTTAAATTGTTGAAGATTACCTTGCAATAACATTGAGCCATCATCACTCTGAATACTTACATTATTAGTATTAATTGTTCCAGTATTAATTTTGTTTGCACTTACAGTATCAATCATAGCGTCCTTTATTAGAGCATTCTCAATAGTTGTATTTTTAGATGTTAATAACAAGTTTTGTATATCTTTTATAGTTGCACTATTGCCAATTAATACTCCTATATGTGCTAAATCTGATTGTAAGTTTTTTATAGTTGCATTAACTGCACTTAAATCTCCGACATTTAAATTATCAATTTTAGCATTTACAGCTGTAAAATTATTTGTTGTAAGGTCTTTGAACTCACCTAAATCAGCTTTTACCTTTTGTGCTTCCAATTCTACTACTTTTAATTTAGGTACGCTCTCTCCATCTAATAATAAATTACCTTCATCATCTATATATAGCCATGGAGCCTTTCCATCTTTTGTAAGTGTTTCCAACAGTTCTTGTAGGTTTTGTGGAATTTTAGTATCAGGGTCAGTTTGTAATACTTTAGTATCAGGGTCACCACATAAATCTGTTATTGTTTGTTTTGCAGTTTCCATGTCGTTAGTTGCGTCTTGAAGTTCTGCACTCATTTCCTCTGTCATTTCCTCAGTACTTAAGGCTTGAGTTAATATACTAACAATTCTATCCATAGCCTCGTCATAACTTTCACTGGCCTGTTGAATATCACCTATTTTGGAATCTTCACATTCTTCATCTTCGATACTCTCCACTTGTACATCAATTCTATCCTGGTCATCTTCTACAGTGTCAGGTACTTCATAGTATGTGTCATCTTCTGTAGTATCATCGGAAGTAGCTACTGTGGCTACTTCCGCTTCCTCTGCAAATTCCTCCATTTCCTCGTCCTCTGTTGGCCATATAATTATCTCACCATCATCATCATATACGGGTCTGTCTACACGCTCTTGTCCATCACCTATCATATATTCACCTCCTATCCTATCATAAATCTGCCTACAAATAATATATTTTTACTCGCAAGGTTTTTTACTTTCACTTTCCTAAATACGCCACTTGATAATCCATTAGTACATTCAAGTGCTACATAGTCCCCGTCTTTGTCTTTTTCTACTACTATAGCAGTATGTGATATTGCCATAAATTCACCATTATTTTTACTGTCAGCGTCCATGAATATAATATCTCCAACAGCTAAATTCTTAAAAGTTTGTAAGTCAGCTACATCTACAACCCAATTCTTTTGTACAAAGTATTTACCTATATTAGCTTCATTTCTAGTGGATGGTATTGCCCAACTAACACTATTATTTCTATTATTATCAGTTTTCTTTTCATTGCCATATGGTGATTTATCATAAGTCCAACCTGTTAATACATAATTAAGGAAACAACTATCATCTATTTGGTACTTACCATTTACTTTCCATTTATTGATATTTTCGCTTGGATTCTTGAAGTCACAAGGAGTTGTACTATTATAACTGAACTTACTATTATTAGTGTAGTAACTATTGGCGATTTTAACCAGATCTGAGGCGTATTTGAATAGTGGTTGTGCATAATTACTGCCTTTTTTCTTAGCTCCAACACTTCCAAGGTATGCTTTATCACTAATTGTAGTATCAGGATTATAATATACGGATACAATGTAAGTAGTATTTACCTTTGGTATTAGTACCCCATTCTTACAATCTACCCCCTCTAGGTATACTGTATCAGGTTGTATTAGCTTAAATCCTTTCGCAGTAGTGAATATAATACGGGCATAATAACTATCATTGTAGTTAGTGGATGAAGTTGCCGGCACTCTAAATTGTAGTTTTGTTAGTGGTTTATTGTAAGTATATACTCTTTGACTATCTAACATTTTATTACTAGTTACGCTATTACTTTCCCAATCTGCTCCATCTCCAAAGTATAATATCTTTTTCTTATATTCCTTATAATAAGTTTGAGTACTAGCCTTATCCTTCATAGTCCAACTGTTTGAAGTTAGACTACTTAACCACAATGTTTTATCACTAGTATTACACATATCCTTTGGTTTCCTTAGAAATATTACATATTTTGTCTTATTGCAGTAATCAAGCATCATTGTATTGAAATCATTTATTAATGTATTCATATTCTTATAATCACTTCCATAAGCACTTGTTAAATGGCATTCCTCACATACAAATATAGGTTTCTTTGGATACTTTTTAAGTAAAGCTTTTATCAGTGATGTATAGTCCTCTACTACACTCTCAATATTATCTGTTATAGAAGGTACTCCAAATGCTAACATTACATGGCTTACAGTTTTAGGATATGGTGTTTTGTCTGTAACGCCGTTAACAGTGATATTAGTAATAAGTTTTCCACCCTCTACAAAGTCCTTAGGTGCAGCACTATCAAGTCCTTTAAAGGTAACTTCATAAGTTGTACTATCAGGGTCATCTACTATATCTTTTGGAGGTGTTGGTTTTGAAGGTGATTGGTCTTTTACTTTCGCTTCTTTATCGGCTCTTGCTAAATCCCAAGGTCTAAGTATAATGCCATGTGTATACCAATGAGACATACTACCTCTTTTACTATATGTTATACTCATGTCTTCATATCTTATAGCATCTGGCCATTTATGCCCTCCACTAGCATGGGCTATCATACGTTTACCCTTAACTTTTCCACAATACACAACTACGTGGTGAGTACCGGCTTTGGCATATTTAGAATCACCACCTGGTTTTGATGCCCAAGTAACAGTTACATTTGAAGGTACAGTCGCATTACTTAGCATGATTAAGTCTCCAGGTAATAGTTCATTAATTGTTGTGCTTGTTAGTTTCTTTAATGTATATCCACTGTATTTACAAGCATTTCTAACTAGAGAACCATAAGCACAGTTGGCTCCACCATATTTGGCAGTTACACTTCTAAGACCTGCATATAGATATGCACAACTACTAAGAGAAGAACACACATAACAGTATGGATTTTTAATACCGTGGATAGTTCCACTAACTCTAAATCTTTTGCTATCGTCATATATACAAGCCCCACCATAGTAAGTAGCTTTTTTATACTTTTGGTGTAGGTCACAAATTTCTCTAGCCTTATTGACTATTTTCTTTCTAACATTTTCAGCCACACCCTTCTTAGTTGTAGTGTTACCGCTTATTTTCCATGTAGGCGCATTTTTAACACTGGCTGCTCTAGTCATAGAGGATTCAGTTGAGACGGCAGTAGCTTCTGCGCTCTTATTAGAAGTGGCTGGTTTTACTGCTCCATACCCTCTTTTTTTACCTTTACTATCAATGCAGTATGGTAATTGTCCATCTACTACCTTATACCATCTTAGATACCATTCTATATTTGTAGCAGTTCCCGCGTGTTTATTTGCTACATACCATTTTCTACCATCTGCCCATGCGGCAGTACCTTTCTCTAATTCTTTGAAATATAAAGATTGTACTTTTGAACTTTGCACTGTATATCCATATTTATTGACCCATGATAATCCATTTTTCATTGCAACATATCTACATATCAATAAATCACATCCATATAAACCAAAGTTATATCCAACCAATGCGGCAAATATGTTATATTTAAAACGTTTTAAGGATTTTCTAAGTTCATTACAACCAAACATTATTTGATTACATATAGCTTTATCCACCTTTACACCGTTTATTACCTTAGTTCCACAAGATTTAGGTTTCATATTAGAATAAGACGGCGTGAAATATTCAACTTTACCATCTAAATATTCAATCTTTTGCTTTTTGTTAAAATAAGCTGATCTTTCACATTGCATAAGACCATATCCACCACCGCTTGATTTTGTAGCATCGTATGGATTTGCAGTAGATTCTGCATATATCATCGCATAAACTAGTTGAGGGTCAAGTCCAAACTTTTTACTATAATACTCAACTGGGGCATATATTTTCCAGTGGTTGGATTTACTTCTCATATTTCTTAAATCACTATACTTATCGCTCCATTTACCTAATCCAAATTTAGCATAATAATCTACTGCCGCCTTGTATTGTTTTGCAGTTTTACTACTATCTTCTTTTTTATTGGGTTCAGGTTGTGTAGTAGGTGTTTTACCTTTTATTTCTCCGCATTTATATGTAATACAGTCACGTATTCTACTATCCCCTATCCATAATCCATTATCTATTTTCTTTATGTTTATAGCTCTATAATCTTCTGTGTCCTCACTTATTTTACTTGTATCATCTCCAGGTTTTACTGGGTCAGGCACTACTTTGTCTGTATATTTCTTTATAAGGTTATCAATGTTTTTTTTATCCACACCTAATTGTTGTAGGTACTGTCTTATTGCTAATATATCGCTTGTAGTTAGTTTTCCTGCCTTTTTAATAATATCTATAGTTTCATTTATAATATCTTCTTTTTTTAACGATTTGATATTGCTTTTTACATCTTTGAAGTTTGCTAAGGTTATTTTATTTTCACTGTCTGTTAATTCTAATTCGCTTATTCTTCCTTCCAATTGTATAGGAGGATTAAACTTATCATTTACTATATAATTAGTGTCTCCTACCTCAATTTCATCATATTCATCATCTGTTAAATATACTGGTATCTCATATGAATATTTTATTTGTTTAACTTCCTGCAATTTCTTATATGTTTCTAATAACAATGCTCCTGGGTCTGTTGTATCACTAGTATATTTACCTAATATATACTTGTCCCCATTTGAAAACATATCATGTGCATCTGGATCTAATAGAAAATCTTGTCCTAATGGTTTATCTAAAGGGTCGCCTTGGTCTTTTTCCCATTTAATATCTTTGAATGTAATACCATTAGCTCCTACACCTATAAGCCCACTAGCAAGGTCTGTAGCATCGCCTGTCCTTTTCATGCCATAACTGTTGAAATCATAATCATATCTTTTATATGTTTTATTCCCTCTTTCACCATCTGCATAACAGTTAACAATTAATTCATAATTTCCATTAATACTATCTATAGGATTTACTGTAAATTCATATTCGCAATTACCATATCTAGCTATTGATTCTTGAATTACTGTGTAAACGGCTTTTGGCTCTGTAATACTAGTTTCTACTGATATATCATCAAGTTCTGGGCTTACATAACCTTTTTTATAATTTGTGTCTTTAAGAATAGTATCTAAGAATTTATTCATATTACCAGTTATAGTAGATTCTCTTATATAATCATTCCTTAATTCAAGCCCTACAATTTCAGATTGTACATTCCTTACTACTGAATCAATATTTTCTTCATCTTCACAAGCCATAATCTGAAACATCTTATATTTATTATTTCGAATGAATAATACAAAATTTCTCTCAGTTATTGCCTGTTCTAATTCTTCATCAAGAGTAACTGAAAAATCAAAGGTTTCAGCTCCAGTTTCAAGATATGGATGATATGAATAATCAAAATAAAGGCTAGGTGTTAACCTAGCACATATCTTCTTATCGGAATCTAAAATTATTAATTCACCTAGCACTTTATCACTCTCCTAACCATTTATCCCTAAATATCACACTCGTTGTAGTATCTGTATCATTGCTGTTTGTTTTTATATTATTTTCTCCTGTCTCTAATTCAAAATAACGACTACCTATGTCAACTAAATCATCGCATGGCTCATCATTTAAATAACATCTGTGATTTTCACAGTCTATTTCAAGCACATCTCCTTCTTGAAAATATACAATATTTTTAGGAGTTTCTTGTTCTTTAGGATTTAATTCATCAACTCTAATATGTGTTAAGCTCATAGCACTTGATTTATCAAGAGTGCTAGTAGTTCCTATATATAAAACTACATATGCTAATTTTTCAGTTGGTAAATCAGAATATTTTAAGCTTTTACTACTTTGGCTTTTTATAGTTTTGCCATCCTTAATCTTAGTAACTGAAACATTCCATACATATTTCTTATTGATTTTTTCTCTTGACAATGTCCATTGGCCATAATATTCATTCCAACTACCTAATTTCCCAGATAGTTTATTACTAACTGTAACAACTGATTTTCCTGATTTATCAGTAATTATGTATGTTTTAGTATCAGGCTTTGGTACTTTTGTTGAATCTTTAAGAACTGTTCTTGAGCCTACAGTACATTTAGGATATGTGTACTCATACCATGCATTATCATCATACATTCCTAAAGTAAATAATTTTTCCCCATTAACACCAAAACCATATAACTCAATTATTCCTGTTTTATCATCAGCAGTTTCAAAGTCTTCTTCATCCGGATAACTATACACTGCATTATCAGCACTAACCAAATTTCCTTTAGCTATATATCCAATATAACCCTTATATTTCTTAGCTAATTTATAGTAAGTTATTTTACTCTTATCATCGTAATGGTCTACCATAATACATCTTACACAAGTTCCTACAGGTATTTTTGCTAAGGCTTTACTTGATTTCTTAGGTGATTTTCTTAAGTATGCTGATACATTTTCTTTATTGTCATCAGATATTACTACAAAGTTTCTAACTGTTAATTTAACCTCCGTAGTATCATATTGTTTTGTTAGGTAGGAAGCACTACAATATCCAGTAGTTTTTACTGTTTTCTTATTCTTATCAGTGTACTCATAGTCAAAACTAACCCATCCATTCTTTAGTGTTCCATTTTTAATCTTGTGACCATATTTAAATGTACCTATCTTTTTATAGTTTGTTCCTGGACCTTTTCGAACATTTAGTGATGAACTAGTTACTTCATAATAAGGAATCTTTTTACCTGACAATATTTTTTCATCTTCATTCTTATACTTAGGTTTACTAGGGTCACCATTCTTTCCTGTGCTATTATGTCTCATAAATGCTGTTAATTTAAACTCATCAACACTATGACTTAAATCCTGTCTTACACATACTCCCTTCCACGTAGTGTCTCCACTAGGTACTGTCCCCATAATAACACTATTTCCACTTTCACTTACTGCTAGAGTTCCGCCTACAGTCCTATCAGAACCGATACTAGCAGAAGATGTTGTCCATCCGGATGTATCTTCACATTTATCATATAATACTTTCGTTGATTGTTTTACTGCTGATAGAGACAATGTAGGATATTTACCTACTAATATTCTTTCCCCTGTTTCTTTGTGCTCAAGTTGAGCATAATATGCATCTGTTGAAAATCCTATCTGGATAATTGGAGATATTGCCCTATTGCCAGTAACATCACATGTCAAATCACTACCTTCTGCATCTATTGCAGTTATTTCATCTGAATAAAAATATGGTTCTGGGCAAAATAACTTAATAGTAGATTCATAAGAATAAAAACATACAGGGTCTTTTTCTATTTTATCTTGTAGTATAGCTAAAATAAATCCTTCCTTGTTAATATAAAAAGGTTTAGGCTCATCTACATCAAATATATCTCTTATATCTTTTAACTTTTCATTAAGTTCTTCTTTAGTATCGCAGTCAATTAATATGTCTATCTCTATAACATATGCTTCGTATTTCTTACCATTGTATATTTCTCCATCTCTGGATGCTATATCAAGCGTTGATATTTTATTAGAAGGTAATATAGGCAATCTTATTTCTTCAATGTCACATACTTCAGATAAATTGAAGCCATTGTATTTTACATTATCATATCTATGCATTATATACCTCCTAATCTATTTAATCTTTTTGTTCTATTACTTATATCTTCTTGAACTGGTTTTGATGTTAAGCGGCCTACTTTCTTACTGTCCATATACATACCAATGCCATTTAGTGCATCGACCATAGCTTCTCCCATTCTATCATAATCAATAGCTGTATTTCTCGCCATTGTATCAAGCTTATCATCTAGATAATTATAAAATGAATTTAAAGGTAATATAGCTTCATCTCCTGCTTCTCCACCTCCAAATAGGGTTGGCTGTGTCATAATACCACCCTTAGCATACCAGCTTATACCAAACGAAGGAACACTTGGGGGATTTAAACTAAAACTGCCACTAACACTAAAATGAGGTAACTTTATCTTTGGTAATGACCATGAAAAATTAAAGAATGATTTCATTCTATTTATTGCATTACCAACTGCATCCTTAGCAGCATTAATCTTGCTACTAATAGTATTATAAATACTGCTGAATATTGAACTGACTGTACTATAAGCTGACCTAATTGGATTTATTATATAAGTCTTAACTAAATTAAATCCTGTTTGTACTACTGATTTCACAGTATTAACCTTAGCTTGAATAGTAGATTTAATTGCATTCCAGACTGTAGAAATTACAGTCTTAATACCATTCCATATGGAATTTGTAATAGTTTTGATTGCATTCCACACTGTAGTGATTATAGACTTAACTAAATTAATACGATTAGTTATAGATGTTTTTATTAAATCCCATACTGTAGAAATTACAGTCTTAATTCCGTTCCATACAGTGCTTGTAATGGATTTAATTGAATTCCATACGTTTGATATAGTATCTTTAATACCATTCCATACCTCAGAACATTTCGCTTTAATTGTATCCCAGTTTTTATACAACGTTATACCTATTGCTATTAATGAGGCTATAACTGCCACTACGATAAGTACTGGAGTTGATATACCAGCTATAACTGCACCTAATCCAGTAAAAAGTCCTATCAATGGTTGTAACGTTAACATTAAAGTCCCAATTGTAGAACCAACTAATAATAATATAGCTGCTACTGCTGCTATAGTTGCTATGGTTGATTGTATGCCAGATGGTAGACTGTTAAACCAGTTAGCTAAACCATTAAGCGCATCTAAAACTACATCTATGGCCGGTTTTAAACTTTCTTGAAAAGTTCTTTTTATACCTTCTATAGCGCTTCCTAAATCATTATATTTGATCTCATTTAGTTGACCTAGTGAATCCTTTGACTTATCAGCTTCACCTGATATATCCATTAATGCCTTGACTCCATCTGCCCCTAAATCTTCCCACATAGTACCAAACAATTGTACTCCTAATGTATTCTGTTTTATATGATCTTTTATTCCAAATAAAGCACTTGTAACTTGTGATAATGCTTGTTTTGCTTCTTTTCCACCTTTCCCAAACTTAGCAGTAGTTTCATCAACATTAAGTCCTAACTTTTTAAATGCATCATCTGCTGTACCATCTTTAACACGTATGCCAAATTCTTTTACTGCATCTCCTAATTTATCCACTGAAAATGTTCCTGATTCTGCACCATTTTGAAGCATATTGAACATATCTTCGCCATCTAAACCTATTTGCTTAAAATGTACTGAATATTCGTTTATAGTATCTAATAAATCATCATTTTTGTTTAAGCCATTTTGTGCACCTTGAATAATTAGATTATATGCTTCATCGGATGTATAACCAAATTGTTGCATAAGCATGTTAGCACTACGTACTGATTCAGCAACATCCATATCAAAAGTATCACGTAGTACAAATGCATTCTCAGCAGTTTTCTTAAGTTCTTCGCCAGTTTCTCCAGTTTGTTGCTTAACTATAGCCATGGTTTCAGCTATATCGTTCATATCCTCTCCAAAATTATCAGCATAAATTTCATGCATTACATTTTCAAGAGATTCGAACTCATCCTTTGTGGCTCCAGTTTGAGTAATTAAAGTATTTAGCGCCTTGTCACTATCCACGCCAAACTCAATCAATCCGCTTGCAACCTCTTTAGTTGTATCATTAAGTGCATCTAATTTATCTTTTACTATATCACTAGCTAAATTGCCTTTCATTATATCTGTGACATTATCCGCACTATCTCCTAGTTCTTCATAATTATTAGCCAACTCTTCGGATGCATCTTCTACTTCTTTTAGTGCATCTTTATTTTGTTTAAGTTCTGCCGATAGTGATTGTATCTTACTTTCTAGATTTTTAGCCTCCTGAGAACCTTGGCCTTGTTCAAGACATACATTTTGATATTCTCGTTTTAACTGTCCTAATTCATTTTCTTGTTTACTAATAGTAGATTCTAATTTGCCTAATGCACTTTCAGATTGTTTTGTAGAATTCTCTAATTCTTGTAGTTTTGAACTTGTTTGAGATAATGTGTTTTGTATCTTAGCGTTTTGAGTTTCAGCAGTTATCAGCTTATCTGTCCACTTTTTTACTTCTTCACTATTTTCACCATAAATTTGTTTAGCTTTTTCTAGACATTCTCTTGTATAATCTATTTTTTGAGCGCTGGCTTGTAGTTTATCTTGTAGTAGCTTTTGTTTATTTTCCAAAAGTTCAACACTATCACCATTAGCTTTGAGTTGAGTAGCATTAAGATTCAACTGTTTATTCAATGTACCAATATTGCTATTCATCTCTTTAATTCCAACGGTAAACTCGGCAGTTTCTGCTTTAAAGATTATCTTTGCTTCCTTATTATTAGCCATTTTATCACCTGCCTTTTATTTTCTTCTTTGTCTTTGTTTTTCATATTCTTTTTCTTTTACATAGTTAATGTAATTATCGTATGCTATTTTATCTTCTAAAATAGATAAAAGTGAAGAGTAATCTACATTAAAGAAAATCTCTTCACTCATTCCTAAAATTAATACAAAATATGTATAATAATCCTCCCAATCTTCAAGAATAAACTTTGGGATTCTTGTTCTTGATTTATTTACTCTTCCTGTAGCTTTAATGAATGGTTGTCTAAACCCTACTTTTTTTTAGGGTGTACCAATTCAGCTGTTACAGTGTTTATAAGCTCCATATCTGGAGGTACCATCTCAATGAATTTATCCTCGCTCATTACTTCATCTGTACCTAATTTTTCTGAGTTAGCACAAAGGTAAGCAACATATAATACCTTTAAGCTATCAAAGATAGGGTCAAAACCCTTACCGCCTTCTAAAGCTTTCATATATTCTTCATATAACTTTTTATTATTATTTTTTACTTTTAATAGTCGAGCAAAATTTAAAGTTAGTTCAATTTTAGATCCATCTATTAATTCTAGTTCTAGCATAGTACATTTCATTATATATCACCTACCTTTGATTTATCTTATACACTTGATTTTCTTACTAAGGCCGGTGTGAATGCAGTTAGCCATGTACTTTTTACTGTTTCATCAACATCATTAGTCACTACCATTTCATACTTACCATTACCAAAGTCATCTGGCATTATTGATATTTCTATTTCAATTTCCGCTATTTCTTCTACTCCATTTTCAATACTTCCTTTTGGTGCAGAAGCCATTATGCATCTTGGATAAGCTATCATCTTTTCTAGCCCATCTTCATCTAATACTTTAGCTACATAAGTAAACTCTTTATGTCTACTATTTCTACCATAAGCTACTACCCCATCTTTCAAGTCTGTACTTTCCATTCCAAATGCTTTTACATAAAGATCATATCTAATATGTAAAGATAAAGTTAATGTACCATTACCAGTTCCTATTGTTCTTGTTTTAGCAACAATACCTTCACATTTTTTTTGTACTACTTTACATTCTAGTTCTTCATCTAATTTACCTACGCATCCTAGTTTATTAAATGAGCTTTCTGCTGCATCATTAAATTTTACAGATGATTCTTTGACTTCATATTCTGCGAAATTAGTTTGATATATAGCCATCTTATCAATCCTCCTTATTTAAAATTATTTTGTAGTTTTTCTAATAAATTGTTTACTACGTTATCATATTGAGCATCTACCCCATGTTGCATAAAATCATTCGGAACTTTGCCTTGGAAGTGTACTCCTTCTGCTTCCTGTGGAAAATACAAATAATTGTATTGTGTTTTTGTATGTATATATAATGATAAATTTTCTTTCTGTTCAGCTTTCAATGGTGAGCTATCTTTCGCATGTTGCTTATCACGATTTGATACAGGAATATAATTTATTATGGCTTGAGTAAATATGTTGCTAGCTTCGTTTTTTAAGTAATTATTTATTACCTTTTCTGCCCCATCTCCATAACTCATTATGGCCTGTTGTAATCTTTCAACATCTTCGGCTGATAATCCAAATACTGCTCTAGCCATCTAAATCACATCCCTTAAATGCTCTTGTAAATTCTAAAGTCAGCATTTCAACCACCATATCTGTATTATTTTTTGTAATATAATTAAACTGCATCGACTGATCTGTTAGTTTTAACCTTGTATTATCTTGTATTACTTTTATTACTTTTTGTTCAAAACCTTCTGGGATATAATTTTCCATAATTATATGGACCTGATAATAATAGTTGTAATCTAGTTTACTTTTACCACTTCTATCAAATTCCTTTTTGTTAAATACAAAGTAATTCCATTTATCTTTTCCTTTTGTAAATGTTCTTCCATACCATACCGGTAACTCAAATGTTTGTTCCAATACAGATTGTATTTGTTCAAGTATTCCATCTAATTTACTCAACTTCTGTCACCTCTTCCAAATAAAAATACAACTCTCTATTCTTTCTATCTTCATCTATATAGATGATGTCATACAGTGTATTTTCAATTGTTACTTTGTACTCATTATTTATATTTTTATAGAATCTAGTTTTAACTTTTACATTTAAAGTTCTATCATTTGACTCCGCAAAATCTAAATCTTGTTGCCTTTTACTACATTCTTCATATGCTAACTTAACAATAAATTCAAGATTATCCTTTGTTTTAATATTCTCTTTTGCTCCAAAATTAGTTTTAACTGGTATTTCCTTATAAACTCGAATATATCCATCATTGTAATTACTTACTCTCTTCATAATTTATAACCTCATACATTTGCCTTATTTGCATTATCTCATTGAAATAATTATCATCAAATTCATTGATACAATTGTTATAAGCATACATACAGTAATTAAGAAAAAGGCTATGTTCTATACCCTCTTTAGAGTAGTCTATACTATACCCAAGTTTATAATTCAATGTTAATTTAGCATCTTCTATTATCATATTAAGTTTTCTTTCTGTATCTTCTTCATCCCAGGTAATGTTTAATTTATCTTTCAAATCTTGTAATAAACTATCCATGACTTTCTCCTTTCTAAAAAAGAAAAGACTAGTCATAGACTAGTCTTTCTTATTACTATTGTCCCGCTTTAGTAGTTACAGTTCCTTTAACTGTACTTTCTACAGTTCCTTTTACTTTTGTGTATACTACTGCTTCTTCTAATTCAGATATATCAAGTAATAAAGAACATGTATTATCAAATGCTTTACCTTCTCCATAAGTTTTTATTTTATAAACTCTATTGTCTTCTAGGAACTGATATTCATCTGAATAAGTTATTACTCCATCTTTTGCTGCACCCATAGCCAAAAAGTACTCCTGTGCTAAGCATACTATAGCTTTACCTGTTGCAATTTCATTTGATATTACAACTTCTGTAGGGAATGGGAATACGTCTTTTACATATACTCCATTTACATTAAGTAAAGTTGTAGCTGGCATTACTTTAGTTAAGTAATCTATTTGATTACATATAAATAATACGGAGCCAAATTTTCTAGTTCTTCCGCCATGTTTTTTACTATTATCATCTGTATATTCTTCTGTTTTAGCCATTTTTGAAATTAAATCACCATAAGTTTTAGGTGAAAAATCTGTTATTTTTATAGCAGTTTTTTGAGGATATCCAGTACTAGTAGAGTATGACACTCCTTTATGTATATCTCTATCTAAACCTATAGGAGAATTTATACCATTTCCACTAACTATTGCTTTTTCTATTCCACATGCTATGGCATCTTTCATTATAGTTCTTACATAAGCATCTATAAATGTAGGTCCTAAATCTAACATATCTTGAGGAACTGAAACAAATGCAGATAATTTATTTTGAGTTATGTCTACTGCTTTAAATGCAGAAGTAAGTTCTTTTGTTATTTTACTGTTTAATGGTCCCCAAACTGCAGTATCTATTGTATGATCATTTAATATCCATTTAGTAAGATATTTAGCATTTACAAAATTTATTTTAGTCAATAGTGGATGTTCTTCTAATAAATCTTTATATATATCAGTTATGATAGTTTCTGGCATTATGCCTTCTGGTGAGCCTATAAAATCTGCGAATGATTGTTGAGGTTTATTTGATTTAGCAGCTTCTATAAATCCTTTATACCATTTTTCTTCAGCAGTAGTAAGTTGTCTATAACCTCTATCTGCTAAAACTGATTTGTCTTGAGTTTGTTGATATTCTAATGCATCATCTTTTATTTTTTGCATTTTTTCTTCTAGTGCATCACTAAGTATTATTACTGCTTGATCTTTATCTTCTGCTTCTAAAAACTTAGTTATTTCTTCTTTAAATTTTATATCTTTATTTAATATCGCCATTATCGTTGGCCTCCTTTTCTATTTAATTTATTTTTAAATTCATTAAAAAAAGAACATTTAGTATGTTCTTCCGGTTCTTTACTCTTATTTTCTTCGCTATTATTAATTTCTGTATTTAAATCATCTTCTTTTTTAGCATTTAAAATAAGTTTCATTAATGATTTTTTAACTGACTGACTAACTTCTTCGGCCTCTTTTTCATTTACTATAGCCGTGATAAATCCTTTTTCTATAGCTTCCTGTGGAGTTATCCAAGTCTCATCATCAAGCATTTGCTTTAATTCTTCTTCTGTTATATTTATTTCTTGCATATAAGCATTGACACTAGCTTGAGTAATTTTATCTAAATCATCGGCTTGTTTTCTTAACTCTTTAGAGTTTCCTTTTACTCTCGTCCATGCATTATGTATCATAAGTAGTGATGCCGTAGACATTATTCTTTCATCTCCAGCCATGAAAACTACACTGGCGGCACTACATGCAAAACCATCGCATACAGTTTTCACTTTTGCTTTATGTCTTTTAAGCTGGTTATATATAGCTAAACCTTCCGCTACCTCTCCACCATATGAATTTATGTATACATTTATTTGGTCACACTCTAAGGCTTCTATTTGCTTAGATAGTGTATAGCTTGATATATCACTTTCAAGCCATTCCCAAGATGTTATGTCACCATAAATTTGTATATCAACTTCATTATTATTTTGAGTTAGTTGGAAATATTTTTTATTCATCTTCTTCACCTCCTCCATTATTATTTTGTCCATCACCTATTAATCTGTTTTCCACTGTATCATAGTTTTTAGTTATAAAGTGTTGTTGACTAAATTTAGTGTTAAGTCTATCAAATCCTATTATTTCTCTAACTTCATCTATACAGCACGTACCAGATGCAATTAATTTGTCTGCTTTTTCAGCAACATCTAATATATCTATATGATTAATAGTTGATGTATCTACTTTTACATAATTTCCTTTCGTCCAATTATCATATCCTCCTGAAGTTTTCCTTGTAGTTTCTTCTGAAATCATATCTGCTATTGGATCTATACAAAATGTAAGAAATACTTTTACTATTTCATTCATATTTGTAATGTTTCCTAACATAAGACTAACTGGTATTTGAAGTGCTTGAGCTACTATTTCAAACATTTCTTTTCTCAATGCCCTAAAATCAGAACTATCCTTATTTGTATTAGTTCCATCCATGTACTGCAAATCATACCCTTTGTATTGTGGATATACAGCATTATCATTTTCCATAAATTCTTTAAGTTGTTTTTGTACTATCTCTCTATATGTTTTCTGAAAGTTTTCATCAGATGCTTTAACTTGGTCTAGAACTAATTTATATTTTGCTCCATTACTCTTTTTATAACTTTTTGCTGCATAAGAAAGTAGTTCTCCATACTGCTCATATAAATTATCGATTAATTTTTTTATATTAGAATTATTTAATTGTAATCTTAATACTTCGCTACTTTTAAAAGTTTTATTTAGCTGTAAATTCCCTATTACAACTCCCTTATATAAGTTTCCTAGTATTGGATATTCTTCCGGAGCATAACTATCAGCACAATATAAATTATCATTTACATCAACTAATATACATTCATTCTGATATATCATTTTTTCAATGGCTTTATGCCAAAGTTGACTGCTATTTTCATTTGCATTAGGTGACACATTTAAAATATAATAAAGCTTATTTTTTACTTCTTGATTATTTTCATATACTTTTATTTCACACTTAGCTATTGCATTCGCTATAAGAGATATAGCTGTTTGTATAGCTAACTCCTTATAATATATTTCTTGTATCTTTTCCTCTATTATATTTTCGGTTATTTCACCCTTTTCATTTTTAACATTCCCTAAAAAGTCCATAAACCATGTTTTTATACTCACAATTTCCTCACCTCCTTTTAGAATATAATAGGAGGCATAAAGAATAATTCATTATTATCTTCATCCTCCAATACATCTTGAGCAGCAATCATAGCATGGACAAATGCCATGAATCCATCTGTTTTCCTTGATTTAGGCTCTATCTTATCGTATACATAGTTACCTAAATTCTTATCAGTTAGTTTAGTATTATTAGTAAACCACCTCATAAGTGGGTTATCTCCCCACACTATTTGGTGATTATTAAATAAACTATCTATTACTGGTACAATTTTCATAATATCACTAGGTCTAATTATTTTTACTTGTTCTTTATTTGTTGCATCTATCCCAATATTCTTCATAGATTTACTTAACAATGCTAACCTAAAATTATCTACTCCTAATTTAACAAAATTATATTTTATTAACTGTTCTTGTATCCATTCTGTAGCCATATCTGGATTAATTTCTATGTCATCAACTATAGTTAATAATCCTTGCTCTGACCATTCTTCTAAAGGTACTTTTATTCTATCCTTATCTCTAGAATTAGTACAAAACCAGCTATGACTAACCCAATAATATATGCCACCTTTTAAAAAAAGTAACCCTACACTCATCATGTCATTTACCTTTGTATAGTCAATTCCAATAGTGCAGCTTGCTCCCTCAAGGTTTGGTATATCTTTATTTGTCGATAATATATTTTCCCATGAAGTTACTTCAATATCTTTTGAACCTTTTGGAATATTCATCCTCTTAGTCATAAAAGCATTATTTACATAAGGATTAATCTTATAATCTGCATATTCTTTTTTCATCTGTTCCATTAATGAAGGTCTATAAGGTAAAGAAGGGTTAGCTTTTGCCCAGTTGTCTGGATTATCAACTTCTTTTTCTTCATCCAGCTTACAAATAAAAGGGAGAAAGCCATTATCCTCGACTTCTCCCTTTAATATCATTATTGCTTTTTCTAATAAATTATCCAGTGGACCATCCCTTACATCTCCATTTGTTGTTATGTAAGTTCTTCTTGGATTATCTTTTTTACCTAAACCTGTAGTAAATACATTTATATTTTCCCAGTTTTGATAAGCATGTATTTCATCAAAGTCAACTTTACCTGAACGCAAACCATCTTTCCCTTTTGGATTATTAGTTCTAAACTTTATTTTACTTTTAGTCTTAAGATTTATAATTTCTTCCTTATTCCAATAGAAATTCCTTTTCATTTTCTTTGTATATTTAGGATCTTCTAATATATTATATATATCATTAAATGTTGTTTTAGCTTGGTCTTCTGAGTTGGCTGATATATCTATATCGTAATTTTTTATTCCATGAGTAGGCGTAATTAAACAAAAGTCCTCATAAGCTAAATAAGCATTTTTACCAGAACCTCTTCCAACAAAAATAAGCAAGTCAGCAAATCTAGGTAATCCATTTTCTTTAAATACACAGTTATGTAAAACAAATAAAAATTTCTCCCATGGGAATAAATTAAAAGGAAAGTATTTCTGATAAGAAAAATATTTCTCTACTTTTTCTTCATCTATTACTAACTTTTCATTATCAAATATATTTTTTATGAATTTGGATAATAATTTTTGTTCTTTACACATTGGAAATACTTCATTGTCAATAATATCTAAGTATTCTTTGATATATTTATTATAATTCATCGTCATCACCACTGTCTGCTACAGTAGCTTTAATTCCTAGTTCATTTAAAAGTTTAAGCATTTGAGCATTTGTCTTATTTAATTCTCCTACACTGTCATTTCTTTTATAACCAGATTGCCCTCCGCCATTATTGTATTTTACATTTACTCCTCTTTTATTTATATCCTCTATAAGGAGTGATTTTGTTATCCAAAATGCCATATAATCTTCTACTAAATCTCTAAACTGTTCTCCATACGTGCCATTTCTATCTAACTGGTCTAATAAATCTTGTCTAATTTTATTATATTTTTCACTGCTTTTTAATTCTTGTACAGCTTTTCTATCTGCCATTTCACCACCTCCTTATAGTAATATCAGCACACCCACCCTCATGTGAGTTTTATAAATTTTCGTTTTGTCTTCAGATCGGAAGAGCGTCGTGTAG